CACAAGTTCACCTGACGGCAGTTTGTATACCTCAGGATTATCTGGAAATAGTTCATAATCTAATTGTGTAAGCATATCGAGTGTAGTATTAAAGCAGGTACCCACCTGGGTACCCACTTCTAACTACTTACTACTAGGAGGTTTCTGTTACTTCTGTCTGTTTCTAATCATAGCCAAAATGTCTTCTGCTCTCTGACTACTTGGCTTTGCATCTTCTACCGGTGCAGTTGCTTCTGTAGGTACCTCTACTGCAACAGGCTCAGGGGTTGCTTCTACGGTTGGTGCTGGTGCAGGAGCAGGCTGTGTTGCTGGCGCACTTTCTCTAGGTTGTGCGTTAGCAATTTGAACGCCTGCTGGTCTATAGTAACTTCCCCATTTTTCTGCATCATATGGTTGCCCATCTACTGATGCTTCAAACATCTCTTTCATAACTTTAAGAGCTGTCTCATCTGGACGCTTGGGCAAGAAGTCTGCTAGATTGAATAAACCATATTGTTCTATAGCCGCGGTTTCTGTTGATGTAAGTGCAGACTCTCGCCTTGCCCAATTACTTGTAGAGTAGTCACTGTAACCACCTTTTGTAGTTTTAACTACTCTGAAGTCTAAGCCTTGTGTATAATCAGTTGGCAACTCAACCATGTCTGGGTCAAGTAGTGCTGACTTAATTAAGTTAAAGATTTGTGGACTAATTACAAATCTGCGAATTGGGTTTTCAGGTGTTGCATCTTCCTGCATTGGATTCTCTTTAACAAAACCTTGAAACAAGTAACTACGCTTCTTCCAGTACTTACGACCCATGTCCTCAAGACTCTTGTCTTTAAACCATGTTCTAACTTCTGCTAGAATAGGACAGGATTCTCCCCACATCTCAACACAGGGTACTTGTACCTGTACGGGTTTACTGTCTGCTTGTCCTTTAATACCTTGAAAAGGTAACCGGATCATAGCACGTTCAACCCAGAAAAAATCGTTTTTAGTATCCCCATCAGGAAGGAACCTGATAGTTGCGGTCTCGCCTTCTTTTATGTTCCAGTGTGCAAAGATAGCATTGTCGCCACCTCCACTTGAACTACCACTTGATCGTGTTTCTTGTTGTTGCAGTCTTGCTCTAATATCAGCCAATGATGTTGCCATAATGTATTTCTCCTTAATAAGTTTGCCATAATGTATGCCTTAATGCATACACCACATTAGTAGTGTACGCAATTTTATTTATCTAGTCAATGCTAAACGGTTAAATTTACTACTTAATTCCGCTTAATCTTTTAATATCTTCTGCTGTTGTTTCGCCGTGCTTCTTTTTCTTCTTGTCAGTTACTGAATCAACAAAGTCCTCACTAGCATCACCGCCTAATGTCTCCATTGTCATGTCTCCAAAGTTTAATAACTTTAATAACTCTGGATTTACGTCTGACAAGTACTTGTGTACTGCTGGTCTACCACAAGTGTCAGGACCTTTTTCGTCTGCCATCTTTTGTATATCAGCATTAAGTCCTTCATCATCTATAATACCTTGTAGTGCTGTAATAGCATTGCTACCGTCTTGTCCTACAGGAAAATGCTGTCCTACTAGTTTTTGTAACTTTTCGTGTGGTGCTACGTCGCTTTCCCCTAATGGCGCACTTTCCATTTTGTTACCAGCCTTAAGTTCTTCATGCCAATTATCTGCTAGTTCACTTGCAACTGCTCTACGTACTGCTGGTGGGAACATTTTAAAGCCATCATTTGCACCATGTTCTTTGCCATACTTCTTAGCACCAGTATCTGCATAATACTTCCATAATGTTTTTGCTTTATCATGGTCATATATACCTTTGTCCCACTTGCGTGAAAGGTTACGCATAATAGGCTCGCCTTGTTGTTGGTATAGTTGACCATCATTTTCAATATACAATGCAAGTTCACGTATTGCATCTTCGTCAACTTCATTGTCTTCAACCATACTGTCTGCCCAGTCTGCATATTCATCAGACTCAAATGCAACGTCTTGATATTCTTCAGCATCTTGTTGTACTACTGGCTGGCTTTCCTTGATCGATTTGACACCTTTAATGTACTGCTTGGCAAGTTGTACAGCCATACCATATTCTTCTTTTAAAGATTCATCAACATGCTCTTCTAGTGTGTCAATTCGAGATGCCCATTTTGTTGCAAACTCTTTTATTGCTCCGTCTGATTGTTCTGATACTTGTTCTAGTACTGTTCTTAACAGTGCTTTTGTATCAACAAAACTTAATGATTCAAAGTAAGCCTTGTTGCCGTATGTTCTACCGAATTCTACAGACTCATCTGTGCGTACAAATTCATGTACTTGTTGTAACTGCTCCGACATATTTTTACTCCATGCTTTGTGCGCACTATATACGTGTGGTAATGCAGACTCTAACTTTTCTGGGAAGCTCTTTTGTATAAATTTTTCTTTAAGAGTATCTGCATCAAAATCATCTAATTGTTTTACTTCAGGCTCGAATGCTTCTATAAACTTAGCATAACCTTTTGGTCCTGTTAAACTATTGAGCGTGGCTCTTACACCCTGGTATCTGTCAACTGCGGCTTCCATCATTTCTTTAGTCTCGCTGTTTTCCCAAGGTTTGTTTTTCATTAGTCTAACAAACTGTCCTAAGTCTGCCATTTCTTCAACTAGTTCTATAATATGTGTTCCCAAGTCATCGCCAACACCGCCACCGTTCATTAAGTGTCTAGCCATAGCTCTTGCACCTACTAGTTTAGTAAATGGTAATTTAAATCTTTCGCCAGCTTTTGTCTCTAAAAAGATAGCACTAATGTTTCTTGCTCTTGCACCATGCTTTTCTTCGTCAACTTTCTTAGCATGTCTAACAATAATCTTAACAGGGTTCTGTCCCTCTTTTGCAACTAACTTTTGATAACTGCTCTTGGTACTCCCGTACAACTTACTTTCGTTTGTTTTAACTTGGTTAAGTTCTGATTTATCGTAAACGTCTACGTTGGTGGCCATATCTTTAATCTCTTTTTTCGTTAATGCGTATCTTGTAATATCTCTTGTATCGAACCTTAGCATGTTTCTACGTGAAAAACTACGCAGTGCCTTTAAAAACTTGTACCATGTTGGACGGTCTTCTTCTGCCATCTTTTTACTGATNCGTCTATTGAAGAATATCTTTAGGCTCTCGCCATCATTTATACTAATAGTAACATTGCCATAGTTAGTACTACCTATTTTATAATCAAAGTTAAAGAAACGCCCTTGCTCTACTTCACTGGTAGGCTTTGCTGACTGATCAGATATGGCAATATCACCAAATCTGTTCTTCAACTTGTCGTATAATCCTTGTGCTATCGGTTCTATTTCACTCATAAATCTATTTATCAAAAAATTACAAAGGGCATTGGCTCTACTAAACTGTCAGTGTGATCTCTCATTGCAGAATCAAGATTTGCGTCGAAGGATTGTAATCCTTGCATCATACGTGTTATAAGTACCAGGCTCATAACCAAATCATCTGTCTCTCCAGATTTGGCGGCATAACTTCCGCCACTTGCTACAAATGTTTTAAGTTCACTAATAAGGTTTTTGCTGTGTATTTTAAGTTTTTTGCTTTCCACTAGGCTCTTAAGTTTGGCACATGCCGCTAGTTTATTACGTTGAGTTGTGTTAAACCCTTTTCTAAAACGTCGTGAATTACCATGACTTTTTGATTCAGTTAAGAACGTTCCTGCTATGTTTTCCTCACCTACTTCAGCAATGCTGATAAGAGCGGCTTCGCCAATTGTGTTGTTCTCAATGCTATAATATATGTTATTCTTATCAACAGTTTCTGCTAGATACTGTGTGATTTGTTGTAGTAATTTAATTTGTTGTGGTATTGGAGTCTTGTTATTCTGCCATTCACCTGCTTGTTCCAGTGATGGCAACTCGTATATCTGGATAGCACTAAAGTCTCCACCTGTACCTAGGCTAGGATCTAAACTAATAACATACGTTTTGTCTTTCTCAGGTTGCTTAAACCAACGTACTTGGCCCTGTTTAAATACAGGTTCTTTAAATTCTAAATCTAATAGTGTAGCAGGTGCAATAAGTGTTTCGTCATATATTAAGAATTCTAAGCCATGCTCTCGTCTAAATCTATCTTCACCAATACGACCTATTTCTTCTGCTTTCCATTCTTCGTCTCTGTCAGGGTGTTCCCACCACTCTGCTCTAAATGCTCTAAATCCATTAACACCTACTTCTTGTTCATTACCAAACTCATCTATGTTCTTGTTTGCCTGTTTCCAGATAAAAGCAAATTGATCCTCATCACTGTTTGGTGTTGATGTAATGATAGCCTTACCACCAGTACTAAGTGTAGGAGATATCGAAGTCCAGAACTCACGGGCAATAGTAGGTCTCACAAACGCAAACTCGTCTGCGTATAGTAGTGATATAGACATACCTCGACCAGTGTTCTCAGTTGTGGTCATTGCCACAATACGTGACCCATTGTCAAAGTCTATACTACCCTTGTTGTAACTTACAACACCTGCTCGTATGTGGTTAGGTACTGATTCATACGCATAGCGTACTCGTTGCATAATCTCTTGAGCACCCGCATACTTATGAGCGGCTACTAGTATTGTGCTATCTGGTATAAACATTGCATACCATAACAAATAACCTGCCGCTGATGTAGATTTACCCGTCTGCCTTGGTAGTAGGCTTATACTAAAACGATGATTGTTGTATGTATCTATTAACTTTTTTTGGTAATCAAAAGGCTTGTACAACATCTTACCTTTTGTGGGGTGCTGTATATAAAAGTAATTAGACATGAAGTGCTGACAGCCTGTTTCTCTGTCACTGCATTCCATTAGAGCCTTTATCTGAGTCTCAGTAAAGTTTTCTTTTTTATTTGCGGCTTTAATTAAAACCCCGTCGAGCGATTTACTCATAGCAATATTTACCAGTTTTATTCGGCATGTTAAATACTTTTAAGAAAGGTTTTTATGTCACATACATTGTTACTAAACAAAGATTACAATCCAATATCAGTATTACCACTGTCAGTAATAAACTGGCAACACTCTATTAAGTTAATGTTTTTAGGTCGGATTCAGATACTAGAAACATACAACGACTGGCATGTACGCAGTGAAAAACTTACAATTAATGTGCCCAGTGTTGCTGTAACTAACGAG